CGAACAGATAACCTCTCTTCTCTACAACCTGCTGTGCAGCGTTAATAATCTCGGCAATCTTTGTTTTGTTTAACGATGCCTGTACCTTATCCTCGATATCAAACCACACGCCATACTCAAAGTGTGTTTTATCAATTTTATCAAGAATATCACAGACAAGCTCCATGTCGCTTTTAGCCTTTGTCGCTGTAGTTGCGTAAGAGTAATTATATACTCCCCAGGCAATTTCGTTCTCGTTGCAAGCCGCATAATTCTCGTTGAACTTTTTATCTCTGTTCAGATCTTTTCTGATGATTTTTAAGATAGCACCTTGGCAGCCGTATGTCTTCGCTTTTTCCCAGCTTACGACTCCGTTATAACTCGATACATCAACTAATTTTCTCATGCCTATTCCTCCTTACTTTCCTGTGGCATCTCGTCTGTCATATCGCTCAATGCCTCTTTAATGTGTTCTTTCAATTTTTTCGGTACTGGCAGTCCACATAATGTCATATTTTTTAAAATAGAAACGGCCTCATAAAGAACAAATAACAGGCAGAAAAATTCGCATACACCTAATTTTTGAATACCCAATAATTTTATGTACTGCTCCGGAATCATAAAGAGCATATTAATGTGCATGATAATGTCTACAAGCATCAGTAAGCCTACACTGAGCAGCATAGCCGCCTTTCTGATTGCTCCGTCAATTCCTACGCAAGAATTAAACTTATGTTCTTTAATCGCCCGGAGCACTCCCAAGATAGTGTCTAATACGACAGCGATTAATAAAATTTCAAAAAATGAATTTCCTGTAAGTAATTTCAACGTTTCCTGAATCATAATCTTTCCCTCCTATTTCTCAGCAAAAACTAATACATTACTCCATCTCCCTGGATAGTTGCCGTACCATGCACGGATTTTTACATAATATTTTCCATGCACCATTTCACAATCATCTTTCTTGCAATCACACTCAAAAGCTGCCCAATGGGCTTTTGAGCTTCCGGAAAATTTATATATGTAAGTCTTTGTCTTGTTTTTAAATTTCGGGTCTCTCGAAAATTGATTCTCGAATCCGGTTGCCTTTTTCGCAGGGGTCCACTTGTACTCTATGACTCTCCTATCTTTTTCACTGTCGTATTTGTTCTGCACTGCTGTTGCCTTAGGCCGTGGAGATACCGCTGCATAAATCATGTTTCTATAATTATTTCTACTAACAGTCCTTGCTGAAACATTTGACGGAATAATCATTCCGGCTACAAGCAGCATTGCTAACATTAAACATAATTTCTTCTTCATAACTTTTCCTCCTATTTTACAATTACTACGCCTCTGTATGTTTTGTTCGTACACCTTCGTACATTTTCTTTCTTAACAGTTACTACACTTTTCTTTCCGTCCGAAAACCTCCAAATCTTTCCCGTTTTTGAGTCCACAAGCAATACCACGGTATGAGTCGGGTTGCCCTCTTCAAACAGGACCATATGGCCTTTTTTCAACTTCACATTTAGCTGTTCGGTCGTTAAAGATTTGTGATAAGTTGCCGGCTTCCCTGAGCAGATCATATTGATTCCCCTCGCAATTTCCGTGAGCGGATACTTTGCGCCACACTTCAATTTCTTCTTTATATAAGCAAGACACTGCTGCATATTTTTCTTGATGCCCTTGTAGCGTAGAGCCATGTAAAACGCCACCAGACTGCATCCATGATGCTGGATAAAGTCGCTCTTGAAATCATGCTGACTTGGGACAGGAATCTGTCTTCCATTGTCTAAAATAATTCGCCACGGATATTTCTTTTTTCTCTTCCTGTTTTTTGTTGCTACTGTTCTCATTGTTTTCACCTCCTTAGAGAACAAAAATACACAATAGTATCAATAAATACCATTGTGTATCATGTAAAATATGTTATTATAATTTTATAACCTAATTTCATAGGTTAGTATTTTTTTCATTTTTTAAAAGCAGCTCCGAAAGGGGCTGTTTTCCTTTTTTTATTCGTTCATCGTCTCCTGCAGCTTTGCAGCTTTTTCAATCGCTTTTAAGTCTGTGTCCGTCAGTACGCCGCCCTGGAGTAGTTCAAGCTATAAGGTATCAATGATTCCTGATTGAAGCTGGATGATTTCTGACTGTTTTTCAATCATTTTCAAAACGCTGTTCATACACTTCACCTTCTTCTGTTGTTTCTGTCTCTCCGAGCAAGATTGCGATTGGTTCGCTGTCCCCGCTACGAAACAGAGCAGTTCTACTTTTACCTGCCCAATCATCCGTCAGAAACTCAAATTCTGCATACAAATAATTTCTACTGTTACGAACCGGCACGAAAGTATCTGTCCTGGTAATAATCTGATTATTTACAACAAAGTGTAATACCGGCTGCATTTTCATCCCCCCTTCTATAAAATTCTTGGGATTAACATTAGTTCTAAATATGTTTTGCTAGTGATAACTTTAGAGTCTCCCTTTATTTCAAAATGTTGTTGTTCACCCACATTAAGATTAAACCGTTGTATTTTTCCTTCTGAATATTTATATGCTACTGCGGTTCCGGGTCTATAATAATAATAGACTATCACCCCTTCCGGAATAATAATTGCTAACTTTCTTGAGGTCTTCACACTAAAAGTAGTGCTCTTTAAAACTGAAGAACTTAACGCAAAAGTCAAATCTATTATGTCAGTCAATCCTTTTATCTGCCCCCTTACTGCTGCTCCCGCAGTGTCATACGTTGTGCCATCTACACCGACTCTAATATCCGATACTTCTTTTGTAATATCTGGAATTTTTACTTTTCCGTCATAATCTAATATGTGTATAGTCGTATAAAGTGTTATCCACGTATCATCAAAATCGGCTTCTCCAGTGAAAGAAATCGTATCACCCTCATTTAAGCTAACAATAAAATTTGTAAATTCTTCGTCAGTCTCTCCCACTAAACTAATCATGTATTCGTTTTTTTGTACATCATTAATTTTTAACCTTGCATATTGTCTACCCGTGGACGCATTTACGCCGGTAACTTGAACTTTACAATCAAATGAATACAACCCACTTTTTTTAATCTGAATCTTTGAATCACTGGAAATTGTTATGAAATTTCCTAAATTTTCAGATTTAGAACTAATGTTTTTAAAAACATTTAAAGTTGTCTCTGCAGTAGATGCCTGCGCATCACTTTTACATGACATTAAAAAATTATCGGCTTTATATTCTACAACATTATCGGTAGTGTCCTTAACAAGATTATCAATTCTTTTCCGTTCTATACCTACCTCAGCCTTACGGTCGGCGGTTTCTTTTGATAGATTTGCAGATACCTCTCTGATTTCCTTGACTGTTGCCGCAACCGAATCTGGATGCCCAGTCGCATCTTTATAGCATTGTTCTATCGCATCATGAATACTATCTCTTACTTCTTCTCCGTAAACGGCTTCTTTTATCTTTTTCAGATACTCATTTATAAGTCCCATCTTTTCTCCTTTCTACTCTATACGTTTCCACATATAACAAGTAATGTACGGCTGTAAGTTATTGTGTGCATTACCGCCTCCGGCACTCTCCACCGTCGCACTTGCCACATGGCTATGCGTTGCATTAATTTTAAATCCGTCTTTGTATTTTGTTGTTTTATCTGTATTACTCGGATAAAAAGCAGCATCGTCACCTGATGCACTACATATGCCGCTTACCGTGTTCCCCGGACCCCAACTTGCACTCTGCCCTGCAAAATTATGCACTGTACCTGTAAGTGATTTTTCTGTAACTTTAACTGTTGTAGAATGTTTGTGTGACGGCATTTCATTAATTGATAATGTGTGTGTTTTCTCACCGCCAGTCTTTTCAACCGTTGAAAAATCACCGTCCGATGTGTTTACACTCACGGGTACCCGACCAGCTCCCCACGTTACCCATGTGCCACCGAAAAGCGTTCCGGGGTTTGTGTTATTTACACTCATATAAATACTACCTACGGGGTATACTTTATCGAGCGTAACCCCGCCAGATGAATGAGCGTCAATGTAATTTTTTATTTTCGCCCACAATCTCGTCAAACCGTCGTTATCCAGATAACCCATAATCCCACCTCACTTTATACACAAATAGCGTCAATCTGCGCGTTTGTGATTGCCGTAATAGTAAAGATTTCGCCCAGCGGGTCCCATGCGGTACCATTCCAAGCTACGTTCATACCTGCCCCGCCGTACTTACTAGCCGCCTCAATATTGTAAACATCACCGGTACGCTGTCCGGTTGTCGGCAACTTTTCAGTGGATGCGACAGAACCGCAATATTTATACATATTTGTGATTTCTGATTTCTTAGCGTATGTACTCGACAAGGTGGCGTTTGTCGGTAACGCATCGAGCTTACTTTTATCGGTCGCACTCATAACACCGGCCGCACTACTAGTTGCCCCACTAAAGACAAACCCACATAAATCTACGGCCGCCTCACCTTCATCCCTCGTAATCCAGAAGCCGCATTTATCCGCAGAGGGATTGTAAGCCCTCGTTTGTAAGCTACCCCAATAGCCACTCCCGAATAACACCATAGTCTCATGTCCTGCCGCTGGTGCCGGTACGAGTCCATGAGTACCCATTGCGTCACCACTTGCGGCGGCTTTAAAATCACTGTAAGTGGTATCGTTATCCGCGCCCCAAATAGCTGTGCCATCTGCGCTCCAACGTAAGATTTGACCGGAAGAACCGCCCGCCGGGATGTGTTTGTTACCACTTGTCGTAGGATGTGTATAGTTGTTCGCGTTTGTGGCAATACCGTCTAATTTCTTTTTATCTGCCGCGGTCATAAGACCGTGTGCGGACTGAGTAGCGTCGTTATAGGTTGTGTTATTGTCATTAGCCCAAACCGCAGTACCATCCGCGGACCATTTAAGGAACTGACCAGCTGAACCACCTGATGGGATGTGTTTGTTACCACTCGAAGTTGGATGAACATAATTGTTCGCACCACTCGCGATACCATCCAATTTCTTTTTATCATCAACACTCATAAGACCGTGTGCCGACTGTGTCGCATCAGAATAGGTTGTATTTGTAGGGGTATCCCAGGTTCCATCTCCCCGTAAATACTGTGACTGTTTACCTGCCGCCGGTGCAGGTACCAGACCATGCGTACCTGCTGCGGAACTTGTTGCACCTTTCATGTCAGCATATGTGGTGTTAGCCGGTGTTCCCCAAGTTCCGTCTGCTTTTAAATATTTACCTTCGTTTCCTTTCGTTGGAGCAGGTACTAAACCGCTACCGCCATCTGCGGATGCTGTCGCCCCTTTAAAATTACCATATGTCGTGTTTGTGTCCTGTGTCGTAATCGTTCCGGTTGTTCCATCACCTTTGGTAAATGTAATGGTTTTACCACTTACCGAGAGATTAGTAATCCCTTTATTAAAAAGTCCTTTAATTTTGTTCCATAAATAAGTAACGCCATTATTGTCTAAATAAGCCATTTTATCACCTCATCGTTTTTTATTTACATATTTCGTCTAGTTCCAAGTTTGTTATCGCTTCTATATCTTTCGATTGCGCGATAGATATCGCCATGTCTGACTTGTCGTTTGCTCCGTTAGCCGTTTCTCTTACTTTTTCTACATTGTTATTTATAATTAGAACACTTTTTTCAAATGTAACTTCATTGGAAAAAGTTTTTTCTGAAAGTGTGGATAGTGTTTTTCCAAGCGTAATTTTTGTATTTGAAGGATTTTCCAAATCTATCTCGTATTTGTTAACGAGATAATATGTAGATTTGTCTCCCGGAGTGCTTAACAGATTATGATGCGTTGACACGCAAGGAATCAAATCTCCCAAGCCTATGGCATCAATCTCCACATCAATTTTATGCAAATCCACCGCTGTCAGTTCAATCGTAGTTGTCAGATTAATGCACTTGTTTAGATATTCCTGTGCTTTTTTTAGGAGGGTGTTTGGATTATTAATATCGGGAAAATCCACCTTATCACATATCCACCCATAAAGCTCAACTGCCTCTGGGCTGTAAATATAGTCCGTTCCATCGTGTCCTTCCGCGGTCTTGATTGTTACATTATTTGCACCAATCGGAGCTCCAATTGGAATAATTGCCGTTTTAATGTCTTCTGCTTTTACATACTTCTGAAAATCAAGAAGATTTTCTCCGAATCGGATTACCTGCGTACTGACTTTTCCGTATTGCTTCACATAGTCAAGGTAACGAACATTATTTTCATAGCGCACCCTAAGATAACCTTCGTATTTTTCAAGAAAATTCGTATTAATAAAATCCCAGGTAGTTTCATAGTTTGTCGCCAAAGTTTTAATTTCTACTGAATCAATATCAACAATTCCTATTTCAAACTGCTTTTCTTTTTCTACTTGAGAATTATGTTCTTCTATTAATCGTTTAAAAATTACAATATTAGTATCTGCCTTATGAATTTCTCCCGACTGGCTTCCATAAGTGTGTGGACGCTGAATTGTGTCAAGTAAATAAGATAACTCTCCTTCGCATGTAATCCGACCAGTATATTCAAAGTCTCGCTGATCAGTAATGGAACGGCCACAATATAGCAATCTTGAAGCCTCCCCACTATCTGATATGTCAACATCATATACTTTCAATCGAGATTTCAATTTCTTTATATCGTTTACATGAGGATGAGAAGGGAGTATGCCGAACTCAAAACTCCCTGTCTTATTAAGTTCAAGAGAGATTTTTGGTGTTATAAGCTGATACTCCTCGTCTCTCACATCATGCAGCGTTTTATCATCACAATAAATGCGATACATTACAGCAGCCCTCCTCTATAATCGACCGAAATAGTAGCCTTTCCAGAAAAAGTAAGGATATTTTCCCCTTCTTTGATACAAATACCAAAAACTTTGTTTTTGCCAGGTGAAAGATTATAGATTACCCCTTCATAAGATACCTGTATAGCTGTATTGCAAGAGATTACCGGCACAATTCTTTTTCTTCTGCCTGGTATTACAAGTTTATATGTACCATCCACAACAATATCTTTATAATTTCGGATGATGCCCGTTCTAAAATTAAAAGTATCCCATTCCCAATTTTCAAGACTAGAAAACTTTTCGTATTTATACGGGTCAACGCTCCCAGACAAGGTAAGAGTTCCTTCTACCCTGTCTGATTTTTCGACTTCAACATTTAGCCTTCCAATATAATAAAAATCCGGGTCATTATCCAGGATTATCTTATATTTTCTTCCGGCCAAGTAATTTGCTATCTCTGAAATTCTAATACCCCAATCGTAATAGTCCTGTTCAGGGGTTTCAAATTCAAGAGTAAGGGTTCTGATTTTGTATTTCACATCCCCTCCAGTAAGAGATTCCGTAAAATCTAACACCCCGTCCATTCCCGGAATATCCTGCTCATACGTTTTTGCCTCTGGAAAACCAAGAGTAATTTTTGTCCAACCAAGTCCCCAGTCCTTAAGGGTATGTTTGTTTCCAATCTGCACACCTAAGCTATCATTCATGATATCGGCCTGATCCTGTGCCGCTCCAGATGCATTATCAATCGCTTTTGATAAATTATCAAAATCTGACTCGCTTGCATTTATGATTGCAAGCAATCCAGACATTGCTTCCTGGCCGCCAAGTGCAGAAGCGGCGGCGGCTTTCTCATCTTCCGGAAGTCCTTGTAGCGAATCCCTCATGTTTTCCATCACTTCCATAAGGGATTTCATGGAACCATCGGAGTTTTTAATGGAAATTCCGTACTTTTCCATAGCTTTCGCCGCATCGGATGGAGGGCTTGCAAGGCGTGTAAGTATACTTCTTAAAGATGTACCTGACTGGCTTCCCTTGATTCCTGCATTTGCCATTAATCCGATTGCCTGAGATAAATCTTCTATGTTGTATCCAAGTGTTCCAGCAAGTGGTGCAGCATATTTGAAGGTTTCCCCCATCATTGCCACATTTGTGTTAGAACTACTTGCCGCTGTTGCTAATACATCCGCAAAGTGAGCACTATCACCTGCCTTTAATCCCATAGCTGTGAGGGCATCTGTCACAATATCAGAAACCGTTCCAAGGTCTTCACCAGAAGCCGCTGCCAAGTTCATGACACCAGGAAGACCATCAATCATCTGCTGTGAATTCCAGCCAGCCATAGCCATATACTTAAGTCCTTCTGAAGCTTGCGTAGCAGAGAACTTTGTTGTAGCCCCCATTTCTTTCGCCTTGTTCGTTAATGCTTCTAAATCTTTTCTGGAAGCACCAGAGATTGCCTGCACTTCACTCATTCCAGCTTCAAAAGACTTTCCCGCATTAATAGCAGCTGTGCCGGCGGCAACTGCTCCAGCACCAGTAGCAGCCGTAATCGTACTTACAATACTTTTTATCTTGCTGCCGGCACCCGTCCAATACTGTGTAGCCTTTTCAGAAGATTCTTTATAAGGCTTGCTTGGATCCGACTCTGGTTTACTGGATTCTCTGGTCTTTTCCCGTTCCTTATACTGTTTTTTCTCTTCTTCTGTTACTCTTTTACTTGATTTCTTTACTTCTTCTTCTGCCTTTTTTGTAGAATCAATCACCTGTTTACTCGCAGAACTGGCTGTATTTTTTACTTCCTGTCCTGCCTGTTTCGCAGAGCTTTCTGTCTGCTTGGAAGCCTGTTTCGCAGAAGTTTCTATCTGTTTTACTGACTGCTTAACAGAACTTTCCGCTTTTTTTGCAGCTTGTGCAGTGTCTTTTTCAAGGCTTTTGCTTAAACTATCAAGCTCCTTTTCTGCTTTTTCAGAATTAAGCTCAACTTCAATCTCAATATGTCCATCCGCAGACATAGCTAAACCTCCTATAAAATTCGTCTGCGTCTGTCATCCATGTTCACACTGCACGTTCCTTAGGGCTGCAGCTCCATCCCTTATAAAATTCCTGTCAGATCACCATCACCAAGAAGTGCCTGCGTGATCTTGTCCTGTCTTTCTCTTTCTTCCTCTGAAATGTCTTCCGGAAGTTGGTACAACCGTTTCATCCGGTTGTAAAATGCTTTCTGTTCTTTCTCCATTCCTTTCGTATCGATTACGCGATACGTTATAATCTTGCTTATCATGCAGTCCTCAGAAAGAGCAGAAAAAAGAGCAGAGAACTTCCACCAGTGAAGTTCCTGCTCTGCTAAATCAATATGATATTGTTCAAAGAAAGCTGCATAAATATAATCTGCATCATAGTTATAATTATAAATCTTTTTTCCGCTGCCCGACTTTTTCGACTTCTTTTTATCAATGTTTTCTTTTCCACATTCATAGAACCACAGCATCGCATTGATTGCTTCGTTGATGTCATTCGGAATCTCTGGATAGTAAAGTTCTAAGCCATCTTTATACTTTGCAAGTAGTTCGGCTGTCTCTCTGTCCATTTCCTTATCCAACAAACAAAGCTCGTTTGCAAATTCTTTCTGTTTCTCTGTAAGTTCTTTTTTCTGCATCAATATTTCAAATTGAATCGAAGTTCGGAAATCAGAGTTTATCTTATATAATTTTCCATCTACCTCAACTTGCTCTGGCGGCTTGTCCATTAAGATATTCATAATTATGCAAAGAGACCTTTACTTGCGGCTTCTCCATATTCTTTAACCTGTGCGTTGTTTAAACGTGTCAGCTTCTGCGTTGCCGCTACACGTTCTCCCAGGTCATATCCTTTAAACATCTTCTCGACGGCTCCTTCTCCTAATATAGTATCAAGAAAAGCATCAATAATTTTGCATTCTGCAATAATATCATCTGCACTAAGAAGATTCCCTACTCCTACAACATCTTTTTCATAGTCTTCAAGTGCTTTTGCTGTTTTTGTTGCTTCGGGAATAAATTTTCTTGTTGTCTCTGCTTCCAATGCCGAGAAATAAAACTTCTCTCCATTCCACTGAAATGTCTTATTCATGCTGCCTTCTCCTTTCCTATGCTTTTGGTGTGAAAGTCTTTGTTTCCGTATTAAATGTACCTTCTACTGGGTCACCTTTATCGTGAAGTGTACCTTCTACCTGCAGCTCTCCGTCATTATCTGCAAAAGAGGAAATTTCCACTGCAGTATTAAAACACCTTGCCTCAAAAGTATTTTCTTTTGATTCTACTGGTTTATCTAAATCAACACGCACTAAAGAACGTTCCGCATCTCCTCCCGTCTTTCTTAACTTTCCAATAGATACAAAATCCTCAATTACCTTTTCTGAAAGAATCTGGTCCGCTGTAAACGGATGCGTTCCTTCATAAGATGTAATAGAGGAAGTAGAGGATTTATCATTGATATACTTCTTTGAAGAAGTCTGTGCCCCCGGCTCTTCATCTAATTTTTCAAAACCTGTGCCGGCTAACTCATAAGCTTCTCCAACTTCGATATATGCCGCTTCCTGGTATCTCTGTTTTACTTCTTTACTTGTATTCGCCATTATCTTCTAGCCTCCTGTTTATAAATAATCCTGCACTGTATCTGATACTTTGCCTTGTCAAGTTCCGTATCAAACACATAGCCGCATGTGATTGCTTCAATTTTTTTAATTGTCTTGCCGGCATCCAATTCCGGAAAATCTCCTGCCTCAGATACCTCTTCTAACCAGTCTGAAAAATGTTCATAGAATCCGATATTATCAAGATTCTGACGCACTTCTTCTGTGTACAGCTCCCGACTGGAAAAATTAAAAAGACACTGCCGCGTTGTATTCCCGGCAATGTCTCTCTTAGTAACCTGCTGTCCTGGAACAGAATCAATCGAATAGCTCGTGCTATCCTTTCCAAGTCTGTCTACGGAAAGGCTCTTATAATATTCATCAAGATACGGGCATTTCTTTACAATCTCCCGCACCGCTTCCATTACCATCATTTTGCTTTTCCTCCAATATAATCAGCCACACTCTGGGTAATCTCCTTGCCTCTGTCTGCCCACATTCGCTTATCCCATTCTCTTCCTCTTAAGCCATCGCCTTTATGCTCATAATACTGTCTACGAGCGTAAGGAGTAACATATTCGATAGAATTTTCATGTTCTACGGCTGTATTTTTAAGCGGACCATTAAGGAACGGAACATAAGGGTCTGTCTTGCGCCTTACCTCGCTTACCATATACCTCTGTGCCTGCCCGCCTTTTCCAAGCTTTCTTTTTGCCAATATTGCACTAGCAGGGTCTAACCGAACCTTTACCCTCATTCTGCTGTCACCTTCCAATGCTGCATCGTAGGGCTTCCGTTATCGTTAGTTTCTATAACAGCAATTACCCTTACGCTGCCATACTTATCTTTAAGGTGTTCCACATCTTTCTGCTTTGTAAGTTCGTCTGTGACAACTCCTTTAACAATAATATCCTCTGGAGCAAGTGTGAAGAATTTATCCTTTTCCTGCTCTGAATTAAAATTAACCGGAGAACAATATTTTTTCTCTGTATCAATCAGAAACGGAATATACACCTCTGCTACATCGGCACTTACTACTCCAGTATCAGATGGCAGGACCTTTGTTGCATCCTGCCAGTTCACTCCTTTAAGTACTGTCCGGTAATATTTATTGCTTCCTTCGTCTCTGTCATAGACTTTATTATAAATCGTCACAGAAGCGTTAGTGATCATTAGAAACACCCCCTATATAACAATCCGGTTGTGGCAAGGTAAGGATATGCTGCAGCATATTGTTTTTTACGAAGAACTTTTTCTTTAATCTGACCGTCTGCCTGCTCTGTTACATAAGAAACTGACAACTTTCCAACCGTTTCAGACTTCTTTTCCCCTTCCGTAGAGCTTTCAGCTTTATAAATAACTTCCGCAACTGCACAGGCTGCAGCTTTCACTTCCTCTGGAATATTGTTTTCATCCACTCTTGAAAAAGTAATCGCCTTAATATATGTGCTTGCCCTTGTGATCACACGCTGGAACTGTTCGTTTGGGATAATATTACCGCCGTACTCTGTCATGTAAAATGCAAGATCTGCATATCTTACCATGGAGTCGCCACCTATCCTCTCGAAATGATTCTTGCAATCGGGATTGCCTTATGTTTGATTGTCTTTTTTGCAGAACCAGCTTTACCATTGTTTACAAGTTCCCAGTTTGCTCCGTTCGCAAGTTCATCGTCCGTAGGAGATTTTGCTACCATAGATTTTCTTGTGAAGGAAATTCCATAAGGCGCAAATACTTTTCTCTGTCTCATGTAAAGCGTATCTTCGCCGCCATGTTTCTTTGGGTCACGATACATTTCATATGGTACCTTTGCTCCGATATCCTCATAATCAAACGCTCCATCACCTAATACATAAGTTGTATATTTTGTGTAAGCAGGCTGAGCTGGAATATATCCTGGATTTCCACTTGTTCCGCTTTCCTCTACTTCTGGAACATCTTCTGTTGGCATAGAATCATCAATTAAAACTAAGCGGCCATTCCATGTTGCAAGGGTTAATTCTCTCTCAACTCCATTTGCATCTGTCTGTGTCATGTATTTTAACAGTTTCAGATTTTCAAGATTGGTTGCCACAGTACTATGCATGATAGCCATCGTGAATTTAGACTTATTGTCTCCGGCCGCTTTCTGAATCGCAGTATTTAATGTATCTGCCTGCACAACATTTTTGACATTACCATCTTTATCCGTTGCGGTTACTCCTGTAATATCTGTAGTATGTTCATCAACAAATACTTTGTCATCTTTTCCTGTCATTGCAAAGATTCCTGTTAAAATCTTTGTCAGGGTTAACTGATCAAGGTCTGCTTTATAATCGCTTACCTGTGCCGCTACATTATCCATAAAGCTGACACCGCCTGTTACATCCTCGGAGAAGTCACGCTCTGTCCAACCTTTCATACGGCCAATAACGACAACCCCTCTTTCAAATGTCTCTGTTCCTTCGGATTCAAGGTCTGTTTCACCATCATAGTTCTGTGCAGTACCACCAATAAGTCCATGCATTGGAAGAACTGCATAAACGGTTCCTGTCTGAGAATTAAAGGTACGCTTGATATCCTGATTGCCTTTTAAAGCTTTTGATTTAATCAGTTCGTTTCTCTTTAAGTTCGGAATCCTCTCTGTATAGGCTCCAAAAGCCTGAGGATTAAAACTTTTTGAATCAAATTTCTCTCCTGCCATTTTCTACTCCTTTTTTAAATCTCTGCTCCCGGATTCTGTGCCATATAGTCACACAATTCGGTATATGTCATTTCACTCGGTTTCTTTCCTCCGACACTGCCAGAACCACCGTTTGTCCCTTTTACAAACTCTGGTGCCGGCTCATCGCTTTCAAACAGATAATCATTATCTGCCTTAATCTGAGCAAGCTGCTCATCCAGTCCAACAATTTTTCCATCGTTGAATTTCAGTCCATCCATATCGAGAAGTGCTTTGACAGCTTTGGCATTCTTGGCTTTTGCTCCAGTTAATGCTGCGGATAATGCATAATCAAATTTCATCTGGGAAATCTGTTTATCCGCATCGGCCTTTGCCTTTTCTGCCGTCTCTTTCCAGTCATCCGCTGCTTTTTTAATTCCATCAATATCCATGTCTTTAAACTTCTGGATTTCGGTATTGGCATCGTTTACCTGTGTTTCAAGAGATTCTGCCTTTAACTTATAGCTGTCTCTTTCCTGGATAACTTTTTCTGCTTTTTTCTGTTCTACTGCAATGTCTTTCCCGTTCTCGGCCATAATCTTATCAATTACTTCCTGCGAAAGATTAAGGCTCTTTAAAAATTCTGTTTTCATGTCTCCTGCTCCTTTCGTATTAGGTTGTTTTAGGCGTGTAACCAACCGCCACGAACCGACTGTTTAAGGTCTCATCTTCTGACCAATATCCAGCTTAACCCTGCTGGTGGGAGATATTTGGATCACCTCCTATGATTCAATACTTTTAATTCCATATGCAATTGCACAATCATGCTCAATCTTGCATCCCCGCGCTTCTTCCCATCCGCTTGCAAAATATGCAATATCTGCATTAGATAAAAGTTCGAGTGACTTTCCCAAGAACCACAATGGCTTAGCGTCTACTGGAGCTGACTGAAAAAAGGAATCAATTACTTCTACTGGTCCACCTACGAGTTTCTCAGCACTCTTGATTGCCGTTTCTCTTTCTCTTAAAATTTCCTGATCTGATTTGCCTCTCATCGGCTGACTAATAAATAATTTCTTCATGTTCTCTTACCTTCCTTTTCTTAAAAATTATAAATAACCTTGCAGCCATTGACGTTTCCGTTTGCCAACTGATACTCAATCACTGCAGGATATCCGTTTTCTTCTAACCATTCTCTCACTTTTGCAAATACGCTTTCCTTATACTGCACGGTAATTCCATCGTGTCCATTTCGGCTATATGCTGTTCTAACAATTTCATCTGTAAACAAATCAAGTTTCTGAATGATCGCCGCTACCGCTTTATCGTGCGGCGTTCCGTTCATCGACATGATTCCAAGTTCTTTTGCGATAGAGGTACAATCCCAAAGTTTGTTATCTTCTGTTATTATCGGAGAACGAACCGGATAACCGTTATCTGTGTAAATCCTTACAATTTCCGCTGCAATGAACTTATCATCCACACCAGCTTTACCTAACAGACCACTGATATTTTTTGCCATCTGATTAACAGAAGAGAGCTTTTCTTTCCCGCCATTCTTTTTCTTTGGAGCTTCATAAGAACCTGTTTTGCGAATCTGTGGGAGAACCTCATCCGTTACCCAATCGCTAAATTTTTCTGCTTCTGGCTTACGACTCTTGAAAACAAGTTTATAAACACCTGATTCAGTAAGAAATTTTTCACCTGCATTATTCAATTTTCGGATGTCCTTATCTCGGACATCTGAGTTTTTAACTATAATTGCCTGCCTCTAATTCATTTGAGCAAGATAATTTCTCACTGCGCTCTCTGAAAGATCTAAACATTTTCCAACGTGCTTTGAATTAAATAACACCCGTCCATTCAGTTCAAACACTTCCACATCATGTCCTTCAAAAATCATTAAGTTATTCATTGCAATTCTCCTTTCTGAATCACTAAAATAAGACGCAGCCTTTCACTACGTCTCGTGGTTCGTTTGGGGAGGTCAGGAGCATACCCTGACAGGAGTTCTCCCCATGTTAAAAATGAGTATAAAAATAACACACCTGATATATCGAGCGTGCTAAATTCAAATTTATTATTCTTTCTTCTGTTGTCCTTCTACCTTGTCTTTAATCAACTGGTACCAACCGTTATTTTCATTATCAAAATGTGGGCAATTATAATCTTTTGCGGACAAATATTTCTTTGGTATTTTCCCATATGCTTTACATAAGGTTTGGCGGCGATTACTATCAAAGTCTGCCTTCTTGCAAGCATCACAAAGAGGTATCGGACTTGCAACGGTAAACATGCCTGGAAAATCATCAAAACTTGGACCTAATTCGATTTCACAATACTTTCCATTTTCGTCATAATAATATCCCTTTTCTTTCATAAGATTGCCTCCGCTTTTATGTAATACCTATCATTTTCCTTTTCGATATTTTTTATTTTACAGCGAAAACCTCTTTTAAACAATACTTCCTGCTGATTTTTATATTTTTTAATTGCTAGACTTTCTATGTACAAACAACCTCTGTATCCCTTCGGTACTTCTATTTCAAGATGTACATTTCTTCCCCCATATTGAATATCCCTAAATGAAGTTGACGTATAACCAATATTAGTTAACGTTTTTCCTACCAATCTCTCCATATCATGCTCAGAATATTTAAATCCTTTTGGGAATACATTTAGAAATTCCGGTATCGTATCTCGATGAACGACTATCTTACGTTCAATAACTCCCTTATCTAACGCGGAATCCAGTACCTTCATATACTCCCGATCTTTTTCAATCATTTGCGACTTGCCGGAATACAGTGCCCGGTTTACCCGGTGAGCGGCAAAGCCTGTATATCTTTGCACTGCCAATCTTTCCTCATCTGACAACTTATTGAGCTGCTTCGCCATCTGCATCTTAGATGTATGTCTTTTACTTGCCCATACCGCTTTCTGTGCAACGCTTTTATTAAATCCAACGATATTTCCTTCTGAATCCAATACTGCATGAACTTGTGTCCTTGCAGACTCATATCTTCTTCCGGTTTGCCTGCAAAATTTTTTAAGAGATTTCTCCTGCTTTTTTAACTCTGCCGACTCACTTTCAAACCTATTTGTCAGCTCTGCTTTTAATGTATTACTATCTGTATTTTTTATTCCAGCGTCATATCCTGTAAGTTTTCTTTTTGTTGCTCTTATCTTTCTTTCCTGTGGACGCTGCATCTGACTTAATTCATACTCGGTATACTTTTTGCCATTGTACTCATGCTTTCTGGCACTGTAATCGTCAAGCATTTCCTGTGAATAAGCTGGTACAGATATTCCAAGAAAGAACGCATGAAAATTGTGCCGACAGTTCCAGCCGCAAAGCCCCGCACCAGTTCCATATCCAGTACTTTCATAAAATGGAGGATATCTGCTATCTTTTCCAGAAACACAAAAGACTTTTCCTTGCCACACTGCATGAGTTGGTCTTGCTCCTGAGTGGGCGGTTGTTTCTACATGATCACAGCCAGACTCTTTGACATATTGAAGATTCATTTCCGCTGCCGACTGATTTACCCCGGTTAGAACGGCTCTCCTTACTGCTACGTCTAACTTATCTACATGCCCGGATGGATATAAAACCTCGGTTCCCTGCACCGCCGCTTCCTTAATTGCATCCGCAATCGCTTTATCATAACTAAAAGCCCCGGTCTGTACTTTCATCATTGCTTTATTGCAAGCGGTTATGTAAGCACTCTGCGTTTTAACAGCCGTTGTTAAAGTAATATTATTAATCTCTTCTTTTGTCTTTCTTAGATTTGCTGCAAGAATCTTCTGCATCGTTTCTGACTGATGAAGTTTTATCTCTTTTTCACCTGCAGCTTTATAAATAACTGCTTCATTCTTAAGGTTTCTTACTCCCGCTTCCTCAAAAACTCTTTCGACTTCTGTATTCATATATCCAGAGACCTGCGAAACACGCTTTAGAACATCTTTATACAGGAGCCCCGCTCCCTGCAAGATTTCTGCTTGCCGTCTTAAAGTTTCCGTTACTTCTCCGGTTTTTACAAGACGTTTTGATATATCTGCTATAATCGCTGTGCTTAACGCATCAACCAGGGCAAGTAGCTGATCTGAAAATTTTTCAAGGTATTCCGGCTCTAGCATAAAACACCACCTATTCTTCTGCTATCTGAAAACGTTCATCCTGCTGAGGCATCATTTTCAAAGCTTCCTCTTCTGACACACCATACTTGGCTGCAACGTATAATTCTTTTCGGATAAAGCCGGCAACCGCATCCTGCTGCATACTGGCAAGTTCCTGTTCTTTATCAATTACGATAGAATCATCCCAGTCAAAGCTCATCTCGTATTTCTTTCTGCCAGAAAGTCCAGAAAGTTGAGCCATGACATCCATAGCATATACTAACTGTTCTAATGCAGTCTGTAATGACTTCTGGATATCAGATACCGTACTATAGGAACGCTGTTTACTTGCTTTAATCTCTTCCGCAGTCTTATCAACGGTATTTGGGTCACTTAATGTCCCGTAAGCAAGCCCTACATTAAACTCTATCCTGCGAAGAATCGCATTAAATCCATTAATAAGGTTCTCATCGCGAATAGCCGGTGCAAACACTTTATATTTCTCGGCATTATCATCAAGGTCCATCATGCGAAACAGTCTGTCCTTGCCCTTTGGAAACTCATAATTTCCCTTATCATCCTTTTTAAACAAGGTAATGTCTGCATCAATTGCAAGCTCCGAACCCTCAAACTCCCAAAGGAGTCTTGTCCACTGATTGTCCGCCTCTTTAATGTCATTGATAGCCCTGGAATATACAGAAACACCAAGAGGTGATGTATCATCCACATTATTCGCATTAGGAATCTTGAAATAGGCAAACAGTGGCATCTTTACATTCTTAAGCGTAACTTCTTCCTGCAGATTAGCCCATTCCGGTACAGCAGTAAGAGGAACTTCTTTCCCCAAAACCTCAACATTATCAAGATCCTGTTTCACAAAAGCTTTGTTGTTTATGTGATACATTGTGCCTTCGTGTTGATGATACTCCAGTCTGGTATATACCTTTTTCCCTACCGTTAAGCTCTCAGCGAATACCGCTGCCGTAACTTCTCCTCTGGAATTAAACTTCGTAGGGAAGAACCTGTCTGCCTGAACCATATCTACCTCTATATGCCCTTCTGATGCATAAGGTTTCATTGCTAACCCGCCCTTAGCACAGGCATATTCTGTATATTTACGGATGTCACTAACAACTGCCTGGTACTCTTCGTTGATAAAATCATTTCCTGTAACTTCTGTTTTCAGTTCCAGCGTAACAAGTCTTGCGAACTCTCCGGCAATAGCAGCAGGCAATCCACAAAGCTTTGTATTCTTTTCCTTCCAGGGCGGTTCATTTTTATACATCTTAGCCCAGAGATCAATCCCGTTCGCCATTTTGTCAGATACCGCTACCTCAACCCCGATGGCATCTTTTATTTTTTCTCTTCCAAGCATCTTTCTGATCACCTGCCCTATTCTTTCGATAAATTCTTTTATCATCTATCTCAACTCCATTTTCGTTCCCGTCTTATAATGGTATAAGCAAAATATCGTGCAGCATCCATGCAATTATGTACAATAAAACCACCACAAACACTAAAGTTGTGGTGGTTTTTAACTTCCATATTATATACATCTGCCTTTCCTATAGGCTTAATGCTTTTTATTTTTACATAGTGGACAATATTTTGTTTTTTGATATTTGTTTGCAATATATTCTTTACCGCATTTAAAACAAATTTTAGTAATATCATCAATTCCTGATTTCCTCCTCCATGCGGATTTACATTTATTAGAGCAAAACCTCGAATTTATTTGTGTATTAACAAATTCTTTATTACAATATTCGCAAACAAACCGTTTAGGAATATGTAACTTTTCTTTCATTTGCTCATAATGCTTTTTATGCCATTCATGTCCTTCATTACTATTATGCCATTCTTTCGCCATGACAGTTGCTTTCGCCATATTTTTGCGTAAAGTCTCTCTCTGATTCTCTGTCAACATTTTACCATGAAGGCGTTCATGTTCTGTAGCAGATAGCATCTGAAGGTTTTGAATATCATTATTACTTTTATCGCCATCAATATGATGAATATGATATCCTTTAGAAATCGGTCCATTAAAGTATTCCCATACATACACATGCATCCGTTTTCTTACATTATTTTCATCTCCAGTAGAACATAGATAATAACCTGTTTTATCGTCTCTAGTGAACTTTTTTCCATCAAAAAATTGATATTTTTCAGCCATTTATTTTTCCCTCCGTTTCATTTCAGCTCTTGCGGCTTTCATTCCCTGAAGATACCCAAATTTAAAACTAGAACATATTAATTCAAACGGCTGATTTGGATACGCATCATATAACTCCCTCACATTCGAACTAGTCATATCATAATATGGATTAATCTTTCCTATCATAGTCTTTGTTTTTTTGATTACATTTTTCACTGGCATAATAAAAACTCCTTTCAAATTTTAGCTCTTGAAAGAAGTCTCCATCTGCATTATAATATTTGCAGAAGGAAACTTCTCATGTGATAGAGATTCAATCTACTTTGGTCGGTGGGTGAATCTCTATTTTTTTCTATTTACTTGACCTAATCCTTGGTGAATAATTTCAATTCCTTTAACAATGACATCTGTTTTTGTCGTTTTTAACTCTCTTGAACATTCTTCTAAAAGTTGACTTTCCGTTTTTGTTAGTCTTATTTCCAAACGTACATTTTTAGGGTTCTCAGATTTAGGTCTTCCTGCTGGACTCATATTTTCACCTCCTAATTATTGCCCGTACAAATATTATAATAAATGTACGGGCAATAATTGTCAAGGATTTATTTTTAATATTTCATCATTGTTCTTAAGTTGTTTTAATGGCACCCATCCCCTTTGAGTATATAAAAGATGGTCTGATGTCATTTTTATATATGTTCCATCTTGTAATATAAGTTCATAGACGTCTACATTTTTTCCTGTTTTTCTCACTTTCTTAAATGTCGATATGGTTCCTCTGTTACGTTTTATATCATAGCAATATACCTTTCCTGTCTTGCCTACAAGTTCTTCTATTGGAATCGGACCATCAATTGTATCTATAAGCGTATCGCCCGTTAAGCAATGATCATGCTGCTTTACCGGCTTATCATCTCCACGTTCCACTGCCTTTTCATCCCAGATATAGGAACCAAATTCTTTAATCGTTTCCTTACAATCTTTAAGAAACAATAAAACTCCCAGATTAAGAAGATTTCCAACAAAACGTATCCCATCGAGAACATCGTTCTTTGCTTTCTTAACCTTGAAGCCCCTTTTTTTAAGCTCTGCAATAAAGGAAGCTGCGGCCGGATCTACAATGATTGATTCTATTTCAATCCCACTGACGAACTCTTCCATATCATCCGCATACTCACCATCTGTTTTCTGTTCCGCTTCATCTCTTCCAGAATAGTAATATTCTTTTGTAGCAACCCACTGCCCTTTACGGTTCTTCTCCCAGAGTAAGAAAACAGTTGCATTCTGGGTACCGTAATCAACACTTACATACTTCCTACCGACATAGCTCTGCGACTCTGATATGACGTGCTTTTCTTCACTGAACATATCATAGATAATACCTTCCGCTACAGCCCAAAGGCCTAAGATATACCGTTTATAAAACACACCGGTATACATGGAGCGGTATCTCTTCTTAATCCGCTCCGATAGGCTGAGGTTATCATCCATCGTGAAATGAAGATATACTATCTTCTTTTCTTCTGCTTTATCAATCCAATCAGTTTTAAACCAATGATAAGGTCCATCCGGATTGCAGTTAAACCAGTACTTTGAACCGTCTACGGAACATCGTCCTGTTGCCTGGTTGACAAAACTTTCCGGCATCAGGGCAACTTCATCAAAAAAGACCCCTGCCAGGGTAATACCCTGAATGAGGTCTTGTGAGCGTTCATCCTTGCCACCAAAAATATAAAAATAATTTTCCTTTCCATTTCTGCGAACAATTACGAGATTGTCCGCTCTATGGTCTTCTACATAGTAACCGCGGCTTTTAAGCATCAGTTTCAGCCAAAACAAAACATTTCGCCTGAAAGAACCGATTGTTTTTCCGCACATCGCAAAGTTTTGACCGTCAAACGATTCCATCGCCCACATAGCAAATGAGAGCGACATAGAGACTGTCTTGCCCGAACGTATTGCTCCATCTGCTATGATGCCGTCCATGTCATGAACTGGAGAGTTTGGCATCCACCAGGTAAGGATTTTCTTTTGTTTACGTGAAAATGGTCTGAATTTAAAGGCTGCTTTCTTTACTCTTCTTCCCATACTGCGTATGCCTCGCCTTTCAGTGCTTCTAGGAAGCCATCATCTTCTGTTTCTTCTTCATCCACACCAGATATAATTGCCGTCTTCGCCCTGATCTGCTCAATCCTAGCCTTCTGTTCTTCTGTTGCTAATTCATAATTACTATGCAACAGTTCATCATATTGCTTTATCAAGGACCTTAATTCTCCTTGTGCCCTTGCCTGTGCTTTTAAAAATGTTGCCTGTTTATCCCATGCCTGTTGTACCTCCCATTTTTCACCTATAACATTTCCCTCTTTTTCCTCTATCTTTTCAATCGTCTTATCCTCATGGTCTTTTACATACATGATCTGCTGCGCTCTTACGATGGCTGCATAAGCAATCTGTATATTCTCCCAGAGAATATCAAGAGGATTTTTCTTCTCGATGTCCTGGATAATAGAAAAGGTCTCTTCCGGAAGATACTTCGAGAAGAAACCATGCTTTTCTGCATTTTTATTACTAGGCTGACCGCCTTTCTTTTTATCCGAACGTTCGCTATTTTTATCCGAACGTTCGTTATCCCATTTATAAGTACTTTTCCATCGCCTAACTGTTCCTTCTGGAAGACTTAGTTGACTTGCAATCTCAACTAATTTCAATCCTTTCAGGTATAGTTCTTTTGCCTGAATTATTCTTTCGTCCGGCTTTCTCGGCATCATCACCACCTCTTTATTCGTTTTGGAAATATCCCCTCCAGGAATCGAACCTGAGACATTACTCTACCACTGAGCTAAGGGGATAAGAAAAGCACCCCGAAGGGTGCTTTTCTAAATATCTTTCTTTTCTTCTAAATAATATTTATAGCTTACTAAAAACAAATTAATACAAGTTCCTAATAAAGATACTGAATATAATATAATAAATAAAAATAAATATATGACAATAAAAGTAATAATATATGTGATTTCAACATAAAATGGCTTATCTATATAAGATATTAAATAAATTGTTAACAGGATAATTATTTCACATGCATCTATTCCACCTATAAAATAAAAGCTATACAAAACATTTATAATTGCGTCCCCTTTATTGTCATCATCTATATTTTTTACTAACTTATTTGTAATTGTTCCTGTAAAGATAGCCAGTCCACTAATTGTAAATCCTAATAATCCAATTAATGCCACTCCTACACTTATTGAAACACTTCTTATTAATTCGTTAAATTCATTTCCAAACGTTCGTCCGCAAACTTGATACAATGCTATAATCGCAATAATTGATAGTATCAGTGAAAGTATAGCTTCTTTTTCTAAAAAAAATTCTTTCCATTTTTCTGAACTTTTTAACAATGAAAAATATGATGTTTCTGAAATATCAAAATATTCTTTAATTTTCTTCCTCGTCATCATCATCCTCGCTTTGCTTGCTCTTAAGCAATTTCCCCAGTTCATTTTCTGCCTTTATAGAAAAATACTCTAAATCGTCTTTTTCTTTATCTGATATGGTAGCTTTGTAAGGGGCATCTTCTTCACTTGTAACAGTACAATTTTCATTATTCTCGTCTCTGCCTTTTGCAACTAACGAAGCATATCCTTTTTTTATTGCCAATAAAATTCGATCAAAATAACTTGTTCCAATATTTAAAGCGTTTTTACTTTTCGCACTTACCTCCATTTTTGAAATAACCTTTGTTGCTCCACTTTCCCGCACTTCTTCTTCTGATGGCCCAAAAATTCTTGCGAAATCTTTACGATTAGCGTTTGGAGGTATTATAACTGCCTCAACGGAAAGTATTCTACTCATAGCATATAATTTTTCCTTCAATTCTCCAATATTATTTTCCAAGAAAATTTCAAAAGTAATGTCTTCAAAGTATTTTTCAACTAATGCTTTAAAATACTTATTAAACTGATTATACCCTAATGCATTTCTAGTAATAAAAGCAATTTCCTCGCTTTTCAAGTCGAAATAAAAAGTTGAACTTGCCGCACAATTATTAGCATTACTTGTAATTACAGTATCATTTTTCGCATCATAACTCTGTATCTCTCCTTCATAAATTTTAACTAATCGTCCACAAATGACCTTATTTTTACTATTTTTTATCAGATTGCAAAATTTATATGTAACTTCTTTTTCTTCTTCACCTCGTCTTTTTTCTCTTTCTGTATGTCTTGTATTTTCATCTATTTTCTCGAATACCTCTTTAAGAATCTTATCTTTTAATCCATCGTCATCGTATACCTTGTATATTTCAGAATTAATATTAAATTTTGAAAAATAAATTTGAGCCACTTCTTTTCTCCTCCGTGAAACATTTTCTTCTATTCTACTCCTATTCAGTTCAAAATAC